CACGCGGATCTGACAGCACATCACCAAGATCGAGGTTTACGACATCCCTACGCATGGCTGCGGCGACGGAAACGACGCAAGCCTGCTTCACGTCAACAGGAATCGCGGCCGGCCCGTAGGTGCCAACGATCGTCACGCGCGAGTAACCAAAGTACCTGGCCGAGTCGCTGTTCCACAGGTTCGCTTCTTGATTACTGAACTGAACTGCTGAAAACATGCCGTCATGATTCGTTACAGGTTGCGTTTGATAATCAGCGGCAGTAAGAACAAGAGCCGTTTCGTCAGCATGAAACGTAATTGACGTAACGGTTCGAAGATCAAAAGGAACAAGCGACAACGTGTAATACCCGAGCGGCAACTTAAACACGCGCGTAGCGGTGCCGACAGGGTAAAGCTCGCGCTGCGTGTACTGCTGAATGGCTTTACTGACCGCAGCAATCGTCGTAGTAATCAGCGAGTCGCGCGCGGTGTCAGCAACAGGCAGCTCAAGAAACGCCCTGGCTTCAGCAAGCGTGCACAAGTCACCCGTTGCCATTACTTACGCGCCTTGTTAGGCACACGCTTCTCAGCACGCTTCGCAGGCGTAACACCCTTAGCACCCAGCAGACGCAGCTGCTCATCAACCTGCTTAACGCGATCGGTAAGCCCGCGTGACTCGAGGCCGGCGCGTTCACGAATTAGTGCTGCGATTTGTTGCTGGCTCATAGCCAACTCCTTTAAATCTTGTTTCAAGCGACGGCAGGGAATCAAACCCTGCCTGAGCCCACGCCACGTAGTGGCAATCAGGGCGCCGCAGTCAACACCTGTCATCTTTTGACAGGGCTAACAACACCAACCTTTTAGAAAGTTGGCGTAACCAATCCGGTCCCGCTCACGATTGACACGTTAGAACCAACGTACCTCTCACATGAGAAGGCGAGGAAGTTGTACAAACGAAAGCGAACCGTCGCTTCGGCTGACAACGTTTCGCGGAATACTTCAGCCTTCGGCGTACCTTCGAAAAGGTAAGCGTCAGCGAAACGCGAAATGATGATGATGTCCTGATTCGTACCAGCGCCCGAGTTAACGGCGATGTTCGGATCGAGGTAGACAGGCAGTCCGAGGATGTTGCCAACCGAACCTTCAGCACCAACGGTATCGGCAGTGCCGAAAGCGTTCATTGCTTGAGCGGTAGGAACAACCAGCGGGCGACCGGCACCATCAACACCAGCACTCAGGGCGTACCAACGCCGAGGATGCATGACGATTGCGTCAGCAGGCAGGAAGCGAGCTGTTGCAACCTGCTGGATACCGTCAGCAATTTTGCTAACCGTTTCAGCAGCCGTCGGGGATGCGTCGGTGTACGTGATCGTGTTAACAGTGTCAGCGTTCACAAACCCCTCAAGGGTTCCTGAAGCACCAGATCCGTTAATGACCGCGTTGCCAACAGCCTGCGCGTGCGAAGCGGCAAGATCAGCAAAAATAACCTGATCGAACGCAATCGGGCTCTGCTCTACGAGCTGAACCGAAACATCCTGAATACCACCAATCGTCGTGACCGGAGCCGTGACGGTTGCCGTTACCAGGTTAGTTTCCTGCAGCGCACTGTTCTGCGATGCCTGAGCCGCGTTAGCGGTACCAGTCGTGATTGCTGGGAAGTTGATCGAGTCGGTGCCACCAGGCAGAGCGAACTTCGAACAAAGATCAGCAGTAACGCGGCCGGCACGTGCCTTAGCAATGTAATCATTGACAAGGTACGCTGGCGGCACGAAATCGCCACCACTTGTGTCAGTGGTGTTGATGTCACGTGTTGCCAGTGCATGGCCTTGAAGGCGATCAGTTGCTTCACGATCACCCTTCGTCTTTGACAGGTACAGGTCGCGGAAGTACGAGCGCTCAGGGCGATCGGGCCGGTAAACCTGCTCGTTGCTAATGACCTCAACCTTGACGTCAGCAACCGGCTTAACGGTCATCGCGTCACGGGCAGCCATAACGGCCTGCCTCTGCTCAACAGCACCAGCGGCGCGCTCAGCTACTTCGAGCTTGCCATCAAACTCACCCTGAAGGGCGTCGAGATCAGCTGATTCGTCAGCAGTCTCAATAGCCGCAGCAGCGGCATGCATTTCCTCAACGGCAACATTGTGCGCGCGAGTTAGTTCATCCATCGAACTCATTAGAGTCCTTTCGTATGCGAATGTACGGCAGCCTTAGCTTTCGCTTTAGCTGCTTGCAGGTTTTGGATAGCCTGCCGACCGCCAACATCTGGTTCGACGGTCCCGCCAGCATGCTGCTCGACGGAATCACCCCCAACCGTTTCCGGCTGCGAAGTGTCCAAACGATTAGGAATAAGCCCCTTGTCAGCCGCGGCACGCAACAACGCGCGCACAGCCTTAACGTCAGTTTGCGGATACGCACCAGCAGCAACAACACTCACGTCATACAAGCCGTCAATGCGCGTCACAGTGCGCGTAACGGCGCCCGAGTCGTCAACGCTCCACGTATCGCCACCCTCAGGGATTGTGAAAGCGAAACTCATTTGATCAACGAGCCCAGACTTCAGCTGCACAGCCAAATCCTTCGCGTAACTGAGCCTCGAGTCGATGCGGGCCCACATCTTCAAGCCGCGAATGTCCTCACCAAGCTCAAGCGTGCCATTACGAGTACGCGCCAACGGCAAATCCATGTTATGACCGATCACTAGGTGCACATCGGGATTGGCGCCGAGAACGTCAGCAAACGCGCCAGGCTGAATAATCTCCCTGAATCCGCCGAGGTCATGGCTCATTTGATCAAAGACGGCTGCGTAACCAGTCACCGTAAGGTACTCAGCACCCATCGCTGATTCCCTAACCTCAAGTTTTACGGGGGCAGTGTGTCTAAACGGATTCATTGCATCCTCTTCTTCTTCGTCAGCTGCCCCCGCAGCGTCGGGAATGTCGTCGGGCGCGAGCGTTTCGATACCAAGCGTGTTATACGCCGCTCGAGCAGCCTCATCATTGTCAACCGCGAGCACAATGTTGTACTCGCTCATAAGTTCTTCAGCCATGCGTGTTTTGAACTCGATTGTGCCTGCCTCGGTGTCATTGAGGTAAAGCTCGTAGTACTCAACACCGGCAGCATCGAGAGCGGCAACGGTGTCAGCGCGCTCAGCTTCCATGCGGCCCGACACGATGCACACGGGCTCAGGACGCGCGTTAATGAAGTTGATGGTCTTTACGATCGGCTCAGTGCCGTCTAGCAACGTGTCGTCAATCTCAGCAATGATGTGATCAGGCATTAGACGGATTAGGGGCTCCACCCACAGGTGTCATTTGAATCTCCTCGCCACCAGGCGTTGGTGGATAGTTCTCAAGGGCACGAATCTCATTTGGTGAAAGCCATCCTGCCTGACGTGCTGCGCGGTAAGCCTCGTAGCGCTCGCGTGTCGCCGGCCGAAGCAAGGCGTCAGCGTTGAACTCAGGGTAAAGCGTCAGCTGCTCAGGGAACAAGTCAGTATCGCGGGCGAACGCTGCCTCGATGCGACGAAGACGCGGCGCCAAACAGAACTTCAAGAAGTGCTCAGCCGTTTTCTGCGGATCAGTAACAGGCGCACCAGTAATAAGCTCGGCGGGCACGCCAAAGATGCGTGCAACGTCCTCAATCCCCAGCTTTGCCATCTCAGCAAACTGCGCGTCAACCATGCTCACAGGCAACACCTGCAGATCGGCGCCGCCACCAAGCACAGCCGTCTTACGAGCGTTAACTAGCCCGCGGTGCGCCTGATTCCACTGATTACCAATTTCTTCAGCCTGCTGCGCATTAAGGTTCTGTGGCATCTTCAACACCAGGCCAGGTGTCGCATCATTAGCGAAGTAGCGGCCAGCAAACGATTGAACCGCAACACTGTTACCCAGCGTCGAGCGATGCAAGGTCAATGGGCTTACGCCGGACGCGCCACCAAACGGAGCAAGGCCCCGCACATGCAAAATCTCACGATTGGTAAGGGTCTTCGTGTCAGCGCCGTCCTGAATCTCAAACGTCAACTGACCCTTCGAGTCAGCCTTCACCGTCACGCGACTAGCCGAAAGGACACGCAGCTCCTGCACCTGTCCTTGCGCAATCGTCTTCAGCACAAAAGCGTTACCGAAGCACTCAACGCTAGAAACAACGTCCTGAATGAACTCAAACGCAGACTGCTCAAGGTTTGGGCTGTTGTGCAGCAGCTTGTATTGCTGCGTGCTGTCAGCTAGTTGCCGATCGAGCGCGCCAGCACGATCGTAAACCTTGACGGGCATAGCAGCGATGGAATCAGCAACGAGACGCACGGCGGCCATAACTGCCGGCAGGCCAATGCTTTGCACAGGCGAAGCGTCAACACGCTGCGAACCAACGTCAGTTGGTCCTGGCGCCACGCTCGTATCAACACCAAACGTCCTGATGCTCACGTCACGGCCAGCACGGTTCAAAAGTCTCACGGTAGTACCTGCACAAGCATCACGTTCTCCTTAGGAATCTCAACATGGCCCGCCAACTCAGTCGCGCCACCATCCCCAAGCATCACGGCACTCAAAACGATGTAACGCTTAGCAGCAACACCAACCAGGACGCCCTCAACGCTCGGCAACCCGTCCTTCTGATGAATACGCACCAACCGGCGGCCCCTAATGCGCCACGCAATCTTCAAGCACCAAACTGGCATGCGTTACCCCCTAAGTTTGACTG